TCCATTTTTTCTCAGTTAGTATAGGCCATACGTCATTACGCATGAAATCGTTATTGCACATTGCTGCATATAGATGCTGGGCATAGACTTTATCGCTCTTAGCTTTCTCTATGATCCAGTCAGTGGTAAGTAAATCATACTCTAAGTTATCTTTACGCCACTCTAAGTCTTTTTCAAGTTCTTCTTCCTGAATATCAAAATCAGTATAAAGTTTTATCATAGCTTTGGCATCTTCATCGGTTGGATCTTCTGCTAACTTTTTATGATATCTTGCAAGTTTAAAATCATTCCTTTCCGGACTTCTGTTCATTCTTCACCTTCTGCTTACTATAGAAAATATGATTACCAATTCGTGCTACTTGTTTATAAGGCCATGACGGATCAACATGTATTGAATGAAAGAACAATGTTGTCTTTGGCACAACATCTTTATACATGCCCGTCATTACTTGATACGCAACCATTTCTGCTTGTTTGTATCTTGCGCTAGATTTGTTTGGGTCATCTTTACCCTCGCACACCCAGCTAAACTGACATACAACATTCTCGTTGATAATAGTCTTTTGATAGATAACTTTGCAAGGTGTTTCAGCAAAGCCATGATTAACACGATTCATTACTACTCTGGCGACGGCGGCTTGTCCAGGCATTGCCTCAGCGCCTGCTTCATAATATATATTTCTTGCCATACACGCAACTTGCTTTAAGTCAATTTTCTTTAATGTATTGACTGTAAGTTCGGGCAAATTGTATAGTGATTGTGTTGGCACAGGGACTACCATGAATGATAAAAACATCATGGACAGTAAGACTATCTTATTTTTCAATGATAAGAACATAATTTTCCTTTCCTGTAGTATACTACAGATTTGATTAATAACCAAATGTTTTGGTTATTGTACCCAGCAATCGCAATTACATGCTATTACATCTTCGATAGCTTGTGCTATTGTGGGTTGAGCGTTTAGCAATACAGAGTTTGTTACTGTAGTGTCTAAATTAGGCGGTACTATATTTATCGGATTGTTTAAGCTACCGGGTATATTTTGTATAATAGTAGCGGTCAATTGATTAGGAGTAGCAATAAAAGTTGATATATTATTGTCCAATTCTATTCCTACTAAATTTAATCTGTCTTGATTACGTTCCTGTCTCATTAACCCTACTATACTTTGTCCACCAATTAATGTTAAATTACTGATAGCTTCTAATGTTGCTGCTGCCATATTTGCAGCAGTATCTTTGGCATACGTGGGAACACTATCTACAAAACTATATACTATAGTAGGATATGGATATATATAGTTAGGTACAGGATCAGGTAACGGACTTAAATTATGCCTAGCAGTTTGTTCTATTGACAATTGAGTTCCTGTACTTTCGTATAATGAATTCAATTGTGCTACTTGAGTAGCTTTTTTTATTTTGATTGATGCTATTTCATTATTTGCTAGATCAATTTGTGCTTGCACTAACGTATCTAACGTTGATCCTGTTACAGGATTTTGTGTAGCCGCATATAGATTTGAATAAATGGTTGCTAATGCAGTAGTTTGAACTACTTGCAACAATCCTAACAATGAGCCCCATTGATACGGTAATCCAGACATGCATCCAAAGAAATCACTATAAGTATATGTTCCATTTGTACCTGATCCTTTCCCTATTGCTCCAAGTGCAGAATTTGACAATGTAGTATCAGTTGGTACACTAGTACCATTAATTAAATTTAATCCTTGGGTAGTTTCAATATTAGATACAATTTGTGAAAAATTTTCAATAGCAATATCTTGAATTTGCCTTATCTGTTGCATTGTTATACCAAATGCACCCGCTGCTACAGCTATATTAGTAGGCAATATTTCTCTTAAATACGAATCAAACCCTTTAGGTAAAATTTGTAATGTCGTACTAGTTGCACCGTTTCTAGGTCCAGTTTCTGCTGGACCCGGCGCATACAATGTTCCTATTTGTGCTACAATGGGTGCTGAAGTTAGTGCTGAATTGACTCCGGTGTTCAAGTATATAGGATAATAAGTTTTACTATTAGTAGGTTGAGCAGCACCCGAAGAGTTGTATACTGGCACTGTAAGAGTCATGTAGCTTTTAGGGAACATCATTTTTGGATTTAATAAATCTGCCAGAGTAATAAGTCCAGATGTTTTGCAATTTAATATCTGAGTTATCTCAAATAAATCTACACCTTTTATTATTAAGAAAGAAGCATAAATTTGTTGCTGTTGTAGTTTAGTAACACTTGAATTAGTTGTAACGTTGTTAATTTCTTGAGTAGTTAATCCACTAGCCAATAATGCTATTTTCAATGACGCAGTAAGTCCGTTATATTTTCTAATAGTAGCTAATAAATTAGAAGGCAAACCAAAACTAGATATAGTAGACAAATCTAAAGTTTTTCCTAAATTCAATAAATCTGTTCCAAAGTTTTTAGTTGATAAACTAACACCTGTGATATCTGCACTCACAAGGTCATTCATATTACTATAGGTGCCCTGCAAAAACGTCCTAGAATTAGCAACTGAATTAATTACTTGATTTGATTGATTTATAAACGAACTTGCTTGTTGAAAAGACCCTAAAAAATCTGATAAGACAAGTGATGTTGTATTATAATAAATTTCGTTAAACGCTTGCCATGCAAATAATCTAATATAACCATAGCTAGCAGTTTGTCCTGAATAGTTAAGGCCTGACCAATCACCATTTTGATAAGTAGATGGTGGTGAATTTCCTAAAGCAGGAATAACCCCTGCTCCAATTGCTATCAAGTTTTGATATGTTGCCAAAGAAAGATCACCTGCATTATATCTTACCCAACCTTGGTGTATAGCATTAGTTAAGTTATTGAGTACTGTACTAGAAATTAAGGTACCGTATGTATAGTTCTGAAGTGCAGGAATAACTGAAGTTCCTATGTAACCGGCTGTAGTAGGATTTATGTTTATTCCCTGTGCTTGAAGTAATGTCCCAAGAGCATTTACACCTAATGGATTTGATATTCCTGAGTTACTCATGGTACAAACACATCCTCACTACCTTGAACAATACTATGCCCGCATGTATTTCCTGAACCTACTCTAAGTACAGGATCACCTTCAGCAAATACTGTAGGACTACCTTCCGTTGTATTAGGGCTGTCATGCGGTGGGTGAGGTTTTCCCCATGGCGCATGTGGTGTTATAGGACTAGGATGCAACCCAACGGCAATGCCGTTGGAAAACACAGTACCGGCGCCGCGCACTATTTGCCCCCCCGGTTGATTTGTGTCACCCTTCCTACTCAATTTTGCCATTGATTATCCTAATACGATTTTCTTATCTGGTACTTTAATTCCAGTGGTTGCTTCTAAATACTTCATTCTAATATTGTCATCTGTCTCTGCATAAAGACTAATACTAGTAGTATTTAGTGTAAATTTACCCTTAGGATTTGCAGTAAACATGCTAGGTATCATTTGCATACCTTGTTGTCCTGGTGCAATGCTCACTGGTTCTTCAATGATGATGTTATCTCTAGTGATTTCAACTACCTTGGTTATCAATTCTTCACCACTGTTCAATTTAATTGTAAATACTTTTCCTATTTCCATTATACACTTTCTGTTAATTTTTTTCTGAGTTCTGTAAACCCACCCACAAGTTCTCCGTCTAGGAAAATCTGCGGAACTGATCGGGCAGTTGGTACTGCTTCTAATAATTCTTCTTTGGTGTAACCATCACCAATTTTCTTTTCTTCAAACTGTATCCCTTTGCTTTTTAGTAAGGCTTTTGCTTGGTCGCAATAGGGGCAGTCATACTTACTCCATAGTATGGCTTTCATATTAATTCCTTTTATAAATTTGGTAATTGATCGTAATCAAGTTGTTCACTCATAACTCCGATTACATAATTTGTTGATTCGTTTTCTTGTAGTGCTGTCTGCTTCTTACTTGTATCACTGTGTTTGTTGAACCATGGTATAGGTGTACTCTTTGGTGCATTATTTTGATACTTGATACCAATATCTTTCAACGCACCTACTGCTGTGTAATCAACAAAGTCTTTCAATACATTAGCATTCAATCCAATCACAGGTCCTTTGTTGAATAGATAGTCAGCCCATTGTTTTTCTTCACGGATAACATCCATATACAACTGATAGACTTCACCTTCACACTCTTGTTTTGCTTTGGCAAATCGTTCATCTTCTTTAACAACTTGATTGATGATGTATGCAGTCCATGCTTTGTGTAGTAATTCATCTTGTAATATCAAGCCAATGATATTGCCGTTACCAATGAAGATTTTGTTCTCTACCATTGCTAAACTTGTAGCAAATGATACCATAAATCTAAATGCTTCTAGTGCATAGCTTGCATTCAATGCTAACCATATTGCTTTAATATGACTTTCTTCACTTACTGTTTTTGGATTAATTTCTTTGAAACAGTTCATCTCATGTAGTTTATCATAGTACTTACCAATACTTGAAGCCATATCCACAATCTCTTGTGTGTCATGTATAGTATTGAATATATCTTTTGGTACATTATAGATATTACGAATGATGTGGCTATAACTTTTACTATGTATATTGGTCTCAAAGAATCCCCAATTGTACATCAATGCTTCTAGTTCTGGAATGCTACACACAGGTGTAAACACTTGAGTTGGGCCTCGCCCTTGCAAACTATCTAATGCTGTCTGTCTTAGTAAGTTGCTGGTGAAGATATGCTTAACTGCATCACTAGCTTCTTTGAAATCATTGGCATCTTTAGTTAAGCTGATTTCTTCCGGTTGCCAAAAGAATCCTCTTGCAGTACTATCAAAGTCTGCAATCTTCTTATACTTAACTTCTTCAAAGCGTTGGATAGTAACTGGACCTTGTGGGTCTAGAAACATCTTACGGCTTAGATAGTCTGTCTTTGTGTTTAGGTTATATTGTTGTTTGCTCATAATTTACATGCTTCGCAATCTTCTTCGTTATCAAAATCAATTGGCTCTAATATTGTTGGTGCTACTTCCGCATCAGCTTTACTACCTTGCTTATTAATCAAGCTATAGTAGAATGTCTTTAGTCCCCACATATGTGCTTGCATCAAGTTCTTTGCTATCAATGTAGTTGGAACTTTACGCCCTTCAAAATGTGCAGGGTTATAAAATGTGTTAGTACTTATGCTTTGGTCAACATATGCTGCTAAAACACTTGCAGTTTTTAGGTAACCAGCACAATCTTTTTGTTCCCACATCAACTGATATTTGTTCTTTAGTTTATGATATTCTGGAACAACTTGTGTAAAACTACCCGCTTTGCTTTCTTTAACACTAATCAAACTCATTGGCATTTCAATACCATTCGTACTATTGATAACTACGCTACTTGATTCTACGGGTGCAATAGCCATTTGTGTAGCATTACGCACACCGTATTCTTTCATGTTTGTGCGTAGTGTTTCCCAATCTAGTTCAGGCGCAAAATCAGTTAATTCATTAACCCCTTTGCTACGCAACTCCCAAGGAAAGATACCTTGACCATATCGTGTCTTATCACTGCCTAGACATTTGCCGCGTTCTTTAGCAAGTTCTACACTAGCTTCTGTCAGATAGAATGCTAGATGTTCTGCCCAAATTTTAACTTCAGCCAATGCATCTTTCTCACCGTACTTCAAGCTACGCTTTGCATGCCAGTATGCTAAGTTAGTAACGCCAATTCCCAATGGACGAATCTCATCATTACTTAGTTTAGATTGTATACTTAAGAAGTCCTGGTAATCCAATATATTGTTAAGACTGCGATGTAAAATACGGCAAGCCCTACGCATGTCTTCCGGATTTCTGAAGGCTCCCCAGTTGATTGAGCCCAAAGTGCAAAGGGCAATGCGACCATCAGGATCGTCAAGACG